TCTCGTCTTGTCTTTTAAGTCCTAAGCTTTGTAGTTTATTATGTATGTCTCTATTTGTCATAGCATACTCATAAAACAGCTCGTCAATATACAAATTATTATCTAGTACGTATGTAGCCACCAAAACCGACGGATCGTTTACAAACCCCCAGTCTAAGCCTCTAGCTACTAGCTTGGCATTTGCTGGTATTTCTGCGCACTCCGTAAATTTAAATACGGTTGCCCTGTTACGCCCTACTTGACCTAGTCCGTATACTCGCCAGTAGTCTGGGTCTGTATCTTTAAGGCGTTCTATTTCGTCTACTAGGCTTTGCTCTAAAAATTTGTTGTCTTTGTATGTAGTAATATGAAACGCTGCGTCGTCTCTAGTTTTTACTTTAGTGTATATAAAGCTGTACTCGTCGCTAGGGTTATAGTCCATTATTATAGACGGTGCGCCCTCAGTTCCTACAGTTCTAAATATGACCTGTGTAAAAGCGTCGTATGACATCTCGTTACACTCGTTTAAAAATGCTAAGTTTCTTTTACGTCCCTTTAACCTGGACGCCTGGTCTATGCTTACAAACTCAAATAGGTTACCGTTTAGTCTATACTCGCTATTGCTTTTATTATGGTTTACCTCGTTGTATAAGTCGTACTTGTTAAGTATGTCGAAAAAGTCTCGCATTACTGTAGCTCGTAAAGCTGGATAGGTTGCCCTAAAAATAGTTATAGTCTTGCCTGTGTATTTCTGGCTATAAGAAAATATTAGCCATAGCAAAGTATTATAGGTTTTACCAGACCTAGTACCCCCTTGCATTATGACTATTTTTTTGTCAGTTTGCTCGAGGTGTCTCCAGACTACGTTAGTATCTATTTGCACTATTCTATAACTTTAACTGTAAATTCTTTTGTGTCTGTTACTTCTACTTGCTGGCGCTCTATGTAACCCCTGTGTTTAGCTTTACTTTTTAAGTAGAAAATTATACTCGCTGTGTCTTTGTCTTTTATCTTAGCGTATAACTGACCCTCTACAAAATCTATAGCCGCCTCGTGTATGTCTTGTACGTATGCCTTGTAGTCTGGGTCTTCTTTTAACCAGCGGTAGTGTGTAGCTCTACTTACGTCAGCACTTGCGCAGCTCGTAGAGACTATGCCTAGATTATATTCTAGTGCCTCTAGCATCTTTTTTTTACTGTCTTGTGTGTCTCGTACCATAAATATATAACGTGCAAAATTAATTTTTGTCTACAGCTTCTTTTTGTCTTTGTATAGTTTCTTGCATATACTCTCTAAACTTACGCATTTCTTTTTGTGTTTTAATATTGTCTATTAGCTTATATGCGTTTTCGTATTGTTTAACTGTTATTTGAGTCTGTAGTATTTTATGGTAATAGTCGTTTAAGTCTTTGCGCCTGTGTCTTATTTCGTCTTCAAAGTTTTTAACGCTATAGATCATTACATCGTGCTTACGGTATTTGCCGTTTTTTCTATAATGTTCGGTTAAGCTAGCGTATGTTACTTTATAGTCTGTACGCATTATGTATTCAAATACTGCCCTAGCGTCTACTACCTCCTGTTTTTTACTTTTACTATATATGTCTATACCTGTATACTTAATTACTAAATTGGCTATCTTTTTGTGCTGGCTCATTATGCGTAAGTTTTTTAATTAAGTTACTATTAGTTTGTACTTGTACGTATAGTTGAGCTATAACTCGCTCTAGTGTGCTAATGCGTTCTTGTTGGGTTTGTTTTTTTTGTCTCATTATTTTAAGTCTTTAATTGGTAGTATAATTCCTTTTGACGTATTGTTGTCTCCACCTAGTACGTTTCTGGCAGTTTCCATATAGCACTCGCATTTCTTTTTTAATTTTTCTAAAGATATTAATATATAAGTATTTGGTAATACAAAACAGTAATAGTCGGCTTTACTTGTACTTATGCCAGACGGTTTACCTCTACTTTCATATTCTACGAAAACTTGAAACTCTGCATTTGTACAGCACTTTACCTCTATAGTTTTATTTTCTAGTATGTCGGCTAGCTCTCGCTCTTTTACTTGCCCTACTTTTAGGTCGTACTCAAAGTTATTTTTAAATTCCATATTATAGCGTTCCGTGTATTGTATAGTCGTTTATGTCAAAGTCTTCACGTATGTAAGTTTTATATAAGTCTATGCCTTTGCGTAACTCTTTTTTGCCATACTCTAAAAATGTCTCGCTACACTCCCATACGCCTATATCTAAAGTGTTTTTAGAGATACATAAAAAGGTAAAGTCTTTATAGGTTAGTTGTTTTTCTGGCGTAGAAAAAAGCTCTATATAAATTGCAGCCTGTAAATGATACCTATATTTAAAAGCCGACTTGTCAAAGTTCTGCACGTCTTGCGTAGTTTTAATATCTACTATGCCACCGCTATTTTTTAGTACGTCAGCTTTGCCTCTAAACGGCATACCCATAACGTTACCTATAGCTGGTACTTCGGCTTTACTATCGCCTATTAATTCTATAGCCTTAGGGTTTTTAAAAAAAGCATCTATAAGGCGCTCGTTTTCGCTTTGCTCTTTTGCTGTAAAACATTCGCCAAACTCTTCGACTGCCTCTTTAAACTTTTTAGAGTTACGGCTTTGTACGTCTATAAATTTAATTTGCTCGTATTTTTCTGGCTCTAGTATAGCGGTGTGAAATAAATGTCCAGCTCGTAAGGCTGGCGTAGTTTCGTTTTTAGCGTACTTAGTTACGTAGTAATATGTTTTTGGACTGTCTAGTAGTAATTTTAAACTAGAGCTGCTTAAAGCTAGTTTATTTAATTCACCATAGTAAAAGCTATCGTCGTACATTTTAGGTAATAGCTCTGTTTTGTCGTATACGTTTCCGTCTAGTAGTGTTATTTTTTCGTTCATATTATATGGTTTTAATTATTTCAAATTTTTTAGCGTATCTAGGTGCGCTGTATTTAGCTTTTTCTATAGCTTCTTTTGGGTCTAATGCCTCTATTATTACAGTCTCTCGGTCATAACTTTCAAGTGGGTAGCTTAAATACCAGTATTCTATTTCGTATTTTTTCATATCGTATAGTATTAATTTATTTTTTAGTCCCAGTCTTCTGGGAACATTTTTTTACCTATTGCCTTGCCTAACTGCATTACTACGTATGCTACAAATAGCCAGCCTATTGCTTTAATCATTTTCTGTATTTATTAGTTCGTATAATTCCTGTATAGCTTCGCCTATATAATGAGTGTTTAAATCATCTACATAAATAATAGTTTCGTCTAGCTTAGAGCTATGCTTTATAAACTCTATTAATTCGTGTGACAAGTCGCTGTCGTAATAATGTACGTTTTCGTTTACATATATTTTATCTGGACTATCAGTAGCTATATAAACAGAGTAGCCGTCTGCTGTAGTCTCTTCGTAAATATAAAAGTCTTGTATACCCCAGCTATTAGTAAGTTTAAAATTATAATGTTGTTGTACTTTTTTAAGGTTTTTCATAATTCTATTTTTAAGTCGTTAATTTTTTCTTTAAGCTTATTTACTTTTGCCTCAGCTTCTAGTTTTGCTGTACGAAAACGTGATAGCTGTACGTTGTACGAGCGCTGCCTCTCTTGCATAGTGCCGACATAAATACCTATGCGAGCTAATGCGTTTGCAAATTCGTTTAATTGTTTTAGTGTAGTTTGGCTGTTAGCCGCCGCCGCTTTTTCTTGCCAGCTAATTAATAATTTAGTCGCAAGCTCATAATGCCCTAGATAGCTAAACTCTTCTACGTCTAGTACATTACTTTTAATTTCTTTGGTTATATCGTTTTTCATAACTGCAAGCTACAAAAAAAAATTGTTAATACCTAACCTAAAATGTTTAAAAGTTATTTACCCATACGTTTAAAGTACTCGTCCCAGATACCTTTTTCTGGTCGCTGTATGTCATTTCTATTGACTATAGCCGCCTTACTCTCTGGTAATAAATATATGTCTTTTGCGGTTTTATCGTTCGCCCATAAAGTAGTTTTGCGCATACTTTTAGTTTCTAGCTCTGGCATATTTAGATTATTTAACCAGAATAAATAATTACCTTTAGGATCGTTTACAAAGTATAGTTTAACTACGTCTTTGTCTAAAGCCATTAATTTATCGTATTTGTATTTTTCTAAAAGCTTACCCTCGTAGTATTTGTTTCGAAATTTCATTTCTACTACGCATTTTTTGCGCTCGCCGTTTTTTTCTGGGCATAAACCCTCAGCGTCAAAATGACTGCTACCCTCGCCTGTCCATTTTAGTTGCCAGCCGTCAAAGTTTAATATAGCTACTACAGCTTTTTCTAATTTATGTACGTTCTCTAAGCTCATATATTTCGTTTAAGTCTTTTATAAATCTTTGCACGCCTTTAGGGTTACAAGTGCAAGGCATATAAAAAGCGTGTTTTTTATAAAGTGCGTGCATTTCGCAAATTTTCTGGTACTCTTTTTTTGTTAGCGTATTAGATTTGCTAGCTCTAAATTTAGTCCAGTATTCGTAGTCTTGTTTATTCATTTCGGTTAAATGTTAATTCGTTTAGCTTGTCTCTACGGTTTTCACAGCCGCAGCTCTCGTAACCTAGTAAGTCTATTACTATTTTTTTAACTATCCATTTTACGCCTGTGTACTTAAATATTGTCTCTAGTATTGTCCCTATTTTCATACTCTTTTTTAATTTGGTTTTTAATGCTTTTTAAAGTATTTCGTAAACTCCAATATGTTATATTAGTTTCCCTACTAAATTTAGCTAACTTCTTGCCGTCCAGGTATACCTCTTTAAATATACGCCTTAAATAATATAAGTGCATTTTATCGCTAGTAAAGTCTTTTAAATACGTATCATTTTCTAACATACTTAAATACTCTGGGTTTTCGTACCAGTCTATAATAGCTTTAAGTTTTTTGTAACCGTCTGGTTTTTCTATATACGGATCGTTTTGCGCTTCTTTTTGCAGCTGGTCTAGCTGTAAGTATGTTACTTTTTTTTCTTTACGCTTTAAGTCATAGACTAAGTTTCGTAAACATATATATATAAAGTAGTAGTTTATTTCGTCTTCATTATAGTATAAGTCTGCGCCTTTGTTTTCTATATGAAGCTGTACGTTTATATACATTTCACTGACTACGTCTTTAGCGGTTTCT